CAAACAGATCAGGTTGTTCCAGCCAGAGATTTTGGCATATGGAACATGTAACATTCATTGTATACAAGTCATGTGTGAATTTCATAGACACAATGACATGTACATTGCAGAATTAATTGGAATGTTCTTTTTCTACTATATGTACAACATGAATCTCACCTATTTTGTACTAACCATACTGATCACACGTGTAAATAACAAGATGAGAGAATTTCGTGTAACACGTGAACGCTTTCGCGTTGATATTCAACCTCAGTCTGGTGAACAAAACATAGAGGATGAACTCGACGCATACGAACTGCGAGAAATACGTAAGCAAGAACAAGAAATGAAAACAGTCAAACGTCGGTCAAAGAGAAGCAAGAAAACAGGGCCATTTGTGCCCTTGATCACTATTGACGAAGATCTCAGTGTTGTCATGGAAGAGAAAAAAGAAGTGAAAATGTTAAGCACTACTAATGACGAAGATCTTGGTTCTGAAATATCGTTGGACCAGAAAAATGTTTCAAAAGAACTGTATTCAATGAAGAAGCAGAAAAACTTGCGAGACAATGAAAATTTCAAACGATACCTCACGTTGCAACTGGAAAAGAAGCAACAAAGAGCCAGAGCAAAAGGTCGTGTTGCCAAGAACAAAGATTTCAAACCTGAATCACAGGCAGCAGCAGACTTCAGACAAGCCCGCCTACAAGAAGTATGTGCTTTAATTGGTACGGAAACTGAATCTGAGTACAGAGTCTTGACAGATTTGGCTCTACAAGGCGTGGCAATGTTAGCAATAGTTATATCATGCAAAAGTAATGCTGAGGTTTTTAAGTCAATTCAAGGCTACTTGGCCGGAAAAGTGTCGATGGAGACATTGAACTTCATCCAAAAGAGAGTTGATACGTATTTCAAAATCCAGCCAGAAGCAAACGATGGAATTACTTTTACCGACACAGTCGCAAGATTCAAAGCCTCTACTATAGAGGTTCTTGATGCACCATTTGGCAAATTTCTCCGCGACGTTTTGGCCATTACAATTATCCAAGGTCTATCACCAAAGAAAGCTTTCCACGATGAGTCCATGCTCCACACGTTTGTAGAGAAGATTGAACGGGAAGTTTCTGAAGTTTCCATGAGAACATATTTTGATATGATGTTTTCAATTATGGAATACTCAGCTGGCCTTGTCGATGCCATACGACGGGGTGAAAATTGGATGGATTACATTTGCCCAACGAGCTTGTCATTGCGAGTAGCAGACGCATTGGCTGATGGCATCAAACTGGATGCAGGTACTCTATTGGATTGCACCATTGAACGTATGGAAAAATACGAAAATGAAGTAGTATCGATAGAAGCTTTGCTCAAGGAACAAGTCCGTAATAAAAACTTGAATCCTAAAACGGTCATCACCGCAGAAGTACAGTATCAAAAGATTAAAGTACTCCGTGGAAAAATCGAAGCTTTTCGCAAAAACGAAACATGGAGGGTTAAACCTTTGTGTGTTGTAATGGCAGGTGACTCACAAATCGGCAAGAGTAACTTGATCCCAGTCTTTATAAAAGCAACTGAATTGGGGGCAGGTGAAGAATTCACACCAGACAAAATAGCCAATATCTTACCCACAAGCAAGTTTGAGGACGAGATTAAGGCAACAACCAAAGTTTTGAGTGCTGATGAAATGGCAGGTTTGAGATTTACCCCTGGGCAAGATCCAGGGGACTCATCCATTGGTTCACTCATCAAGTGGATTAACAATGTACCAACACCAACCAATCAGTCTGCAGTTGAACGCAAAGGTAATGTGTTTAACCGAGCAGTGTTGGTAGTAGGTACCACCAATCATGATGATTTGGATGCCAAGAAGATTTTCAATTATCCACAAGCAGCTTACAATCGAGTTTTGTTCTTAGAGGTTACACTCAAGAAGGAATTCAATGATGGTGAGGGAAAATTGGATCAGACAAAAGCAACGATGATGACACCGGTCGGTGGTATTGCACCACCGATGCACAATATTCGTGAATTTGAATGGAAGTCATTGCGAAGTGGTGAATTTGTGAAAGTTTTTGATCGAGTTCAACCAGTTTGCATTTCTCAGTACTTGCGTGAGTACAGTGACAAAGCAGTTTTACATTATGCTCATCAAGCAAAGTTGGAAGCTGCCACCAAAGCGCAATCAAAAATTCAATTTTGTGATATCTGTTGCCTGCCACAAACGAAAGGCTGGTGCACATGTGAACCGTGTGAGGAAGCAGAAGATGTCAAGGAAGTTGACATTATTCCCGAAAGTTGGTTTGGTGTGTTGGCAACCACATGTATAGATGATTTGGCGTTGACAATGTTGAATCAATTCCAACAGTCTGTACTGAGCAAATGTTCATGTTTGGCGCTGACGTGGTTTCAAAATTATGCGTTGTGGTTCATGGTTTTACTTGCGCGTTCATTCCTATACGCCAATTGGCTCGTTGAGGGAAAGCCTCGTCGTCTGGGGCTTATTGCTCTAGGAGTCGCATTGGTTGTTGGAGCACACGCGCATTTGGTCTCTGGGGTGAGCTTGGTATTAACGTATTTGGCTTGCGCATTTTGTGTGTATAATGCTTTCTTGGGATATGGACAGGCCGTGAAATCTCACACGGTAAAGTTGGCAGCTGAAGCCATTCATGCCAGAGTTGCTCCTGAATATCTGATAAAGGGCACCATATTTGTTTCACTGATAGCAAGTTTACGCTTGGTCTTTACGATGTTGGAAAAAACATTGGTAGTCAGTGAAGGAGATGTCCAAACACCTTCTTCTGATTTAAAAGTACGTCAGATTCAAAGAAAAGTGTATGAAGAACAAGGAAACATCATTCCCAAAAGTATGCAGGATATAATCCAAAGACGGCAAGAACACAGTGATTGGGACAAAAAGAATTTCGTTCCCCTTGACGTGAAAGACCACACAATCAGAACTATGACCGCAGCACAGCTTGCAAGTAAAGCTGAGTCTGCCACTTGGAAAATGAGGATTGTTGATCAAAAGTTGACATCAATGGCCTTCTTTCTTGGCACGAACTTATGTCAAATTCCTCGTCACATGTGGATTGCACGGCACATAACAGAAGACACTCAGGTTGAATTCGAAAAAGATGGAGATTATTTCAGGTCTTACGTGAATGCTGCTGTTGATTTGGGTCAAGGAACTGACATTGTTTTATTACAGCTAACAAATGGTCCGACAATGCCACAAATGTTCAAATATTTATGCACGGAAGAGTATGAAGGTTTGGCTTTGTTGGTAAGACGTAATCACTCAAC